TTCTAATTCAGATTTTAAAACATGAATATTATTATTAATTGCTTGTGTTAAATTGTTTATATTATTTGTATTGTGTTGATCCCATAAAATAGTAAATTCATCTACTACTTCACTTTTTATTGATTGTAAACCAATATTATCTTGTGCTCTCACTATTTCCACTACCACATTAAATATACTACTTTCATTTAACAATACATTTATATTAAATGGTATAGTATACTCCCCATTTGAAAAAGTAATTTGATTTAAATTAACATTTATTGTATACATATTATTGAAATCCATCCCCTATTTTTAACCAATCTATATACCCAATTAAATTATCAGTAGCATACCCAGTTAATATCAAATAAATTAAACCATCAGTTACACCAGATGCAATATAATTACAGTCTACCCCACTTGATTGTAAAACACTATTAAGATATACATCACAAGTAGCACTTGCTACGCCACCAGACAAATCAATATCAAAAGACCATTCTTGCCATATATCTTCTACTACTAAATTAGTTCCTATCTCAGTCCAAGAAGATCCGTTATAAATCCATAAACCATCAGCAGCAAAATCAGCTTGGAATATCCAATCACTTCTGTAGATATTAAGACTAAACCTATCAGTATCAGAACGATTTCCTAATTTATCAAAATATGTATTTAAAGAAACAACAATATTGTTTCCTAAACCTTCTACAGAACCAACATCTCTGAATCTTCTTGCTCCATCACCAGTATCAGCACTCGTGTTTGTATCAAATCTAAATACAGATTTACTATCAAAAGTTGTTTGATCTGACACAGCCTCTCCAGTATCATTAGCAGTCCATCCAGTTAAAGATGAACAATCTAAATCAAGTAAAGAGGCGTTTGATCTCCTGACAAATTCTTTTGCTAAAGCAAATAGTAAAGTTTTTCTCATTTAAATAGTACCTATATTTATTCCAACTCTAAAACCATCCCAGTTTGTACCGCCATTATGAGTGACAAAAACAATAACATCAGTACCTGAAGATGTCCATTCTGGTTCTGTACTGCTCGAAAATCGGGTATTAGCAGGCCAATTAATAGTTTGACTACCTCCATTAGTTAAATATAAAATAAAACCATCAAGAGTACCAGAAGATAAAGGATTAGAAAAAGTAAACGTAACCTCGGAAGTACTAACAGTAGCCAACACACATCTCCCACTATTTAAATTAATAGTTTGAGAACCACCACCAAAATCCCCTATATCATTGACTTCAGAATCTAACTCCTTAAATGTATCAACAAAAGAATTCAAAGCCCCTTTAGTTAATCTAAGTTCAACTATATCTCCAATTGAAAATGTTGTTGCTGATGTTCCTTCTATTCCTCTACCAGAAGAATTAGCACTCCCCGAACCGGCAACACCAACAGTTAGCGCATCCGAAGATCTGTCAACAATTAACATTATTTCTCTCGTACCATCTGATTTAACAACTGTGATAGTAAAATAGTCAGACCCATCCCCTGTCAAAGAAGGAAATAATGCCCCGTCCCCTGAAGCAACAGTTATAGTTGTTTGGGATGTACTGCTAATTGCAACAGCTAAGGTACTTTCTGCATTGTTTGTAAACTCATATTTATAATTTTGATCACTCATATTTTATCCTATTAAAAATATATCATCATACGGTTTGACTGTTGATGGTAATTCAGTTCTTCCTTTATTAACAATTGATTTTGCTCTATGTTTAGCCATATCAAATTTTCTTTCAAAGTATTCAGCACTTGCTAAATCAGACCATACTTGATCCGGTATCCTTTTTAATCTTGCTATAGCACCATACCCAATCTCTTCTGCCCATTTGTTATAAATTGTATCTAAAACACCAACTGAAGATTGTGTTACTGTAATATAACACTCACCAGTAACAGAATCGGAACTATTGGCTGAAGGTTCAGGATACACCCTAAACTTTCTATCCCATGTAATAAGACAGTGGGAAGGAGTTGTTGCAGTTCTTTGATGCCATTGAAATACTCTTTGGTCTAACTGCCCTTCTGTTATTTCCCATAAAGAAGTATCAGTACCTAAATAAACAGATTTTTCTACAACAGCAATAGGCTCATATTGTCCTGAAGCAGTAGCTATGCCATCTGTAGTAAATGTTAAAGTGTACTCAGATGTTCCATTAACTAAAGTAAATGAATCAAAATCAGATCTAAGAGCAAATGAATAATCTAAAAACTCTTTACAAGCATCTCTAACAGCATTCTCAGCTATAGTTTTAGGAGCATTTGCAAATGGTAAAACATTATCTAAAAAATCATTCCAAGTTTTGTCAGCCATTATTCATTTTCCTTCGGAGACACTTCTTGCATTACCTTCAATCCAACACCTAATGAATTAAAGAAATCTTGGTAATAATGTGTTGCCCATTGTAAACCAAATGGGGAATCAGTATCAATACTAAATGCCCTATATAAACACCAAGATAATATCGGATTTAAAAATATATCTTTTAAACCAATACTATCTCCTGTACCAGTAATAGCAGCATGTAATTGACTATATACTAACTCTATGTATTGAGTACCATCATTTTGAGGGTACACATAAAATATTGTTGGATTTTCTGTGTCATAGTAAAAGTTATCCACCTCTGCTTGTGCTGTTTCTGTGTGCCATGTTTGAATAGCCAAGTTCAATATTTTTTTAGATACAGGTAGTATTGGTTTACCGGGAGTAGCCCCATCGGTTCCCATATTTCTTGTTATATCTAATAACCTAACCGCAGCAGTAGGCAGTGTTTGTTTAGTTCCTGAAGATAACAACATAGTTGTGGTAGTATTATAAGCATCGGGCCTGACAAGTATTATTTGTAAAAGAGCATCATCAATAAACTGGAACCAATTAGGATAAGATGTAGTTAAATTACTTATCCTATCATATCCAGTATCATTATATATTGCAATAGCTCTGTTAATTATATCAGAAGCAACAAGTGCCATAATTAATTTATAAACTCCATAAACTGCCAAGATATTCTTGGTACATCAGTTCTTTTTTGTTGTATTTTTCCACCTTCCAAAGTAACAGACTCACATCGAGTTTCGATAGCATCATTAATAGCCGATTGTAAATAAACAGGAATAACTACTTCTTTGTCTTTAGGAATATAAAATTGTCTACCATTAACACCTAATTGAACATAGTTGGGTTCCCCATCTCTACTATGTCTAAATATCCCCTTCATCATTTTAATTCCACCATAGGGTTTAGCAGGATCATATTTCTGACGAGTAAGATCATTAGGATCTTTGCGTTTTATTTTATGTGCTCTTTGTTTATTCTTTCTTGCTACCTCGGAAATATCAGGATCATTTAAATATTCCTCTGATTCAGTTTCGTCTTCTACATCTGATTTAGTATCAACAGTAGCTTCCATATTGGATTCCATTGTAACTAAATTACCCTCATCATCTAATATGTGTACTTCTTTGTTTTTACCTTTTTCAAGGTCATCCATTTTAATTAAATTAATAATTAGTTTACGATTACCCTTGTCTTCTTCATCAATTACTAATTCTTTCTCCTCAAGAATTTTAAGAAGATTATCTGTTGTTTGTTTCCAATAATTCATAATATTAATTACCCTCCTTTTGGGTTTTAAAAATTAGGAGGGGAAATTAATCCCCTCCATAAGTTATTGATTTATTAATCTAAATCAGAGACAGCACACTCAATACGGGCCATCCAGAAATCTTGGAGAATAACTGTGGCTGAATAAGCCTTCCAAGATACATGACCTCTCTGTGCCATCGGGTCACTGTCCGAAGGAACAGGGTTAACAACCATAGGAGTCAAGCTGTTTTCACCCTTCAACGGAACAAGACCATACGCATTCTGTCCAAAAATAAGGATAGGATACACATCAGATTTAGCACTGGTTTCCAATGTAGTGTCTGTAGTATCAGCAGCACCCCCACCTAACCACGGCTCAACTATAGTAGAAGCAAGAAAACGAATGTGCTCAATCTTTCCTATTTCGTTTTCCATTGGAGTAGAACCATATTTATCGGCAGGAACAAAACCCTGAATAGCTCTCAGATCAGGTTCCAAGTCAGGATGACAAACCGCAATATAACAAGGCATAATAGTCTCTGTTCCGTAAGCCGGAGTGGACTTAACCATGCTTGTAATCGGTTTAGCCAATTGTCGTTTAAGACCTCTGACTGCTCTACGAATATCATTAAGAGATATTACTGTATTAACATCTGTTCTTGCAGAACCATTTGAGTAATAAACATTACTACCTGCTTTAAGCACATTAAATCGTGCTGTTTCAAGAATAACAGGAGCTTGTTCACCAAGAATCTCAATAGCTTCTTTAAGAACATCGTCCTCATGGGTATCCATGATGACATCGGTAATGACTGTGCGATCACCATATTGTACCAATGTTGCATAGTAATCGCTACTCTCCAAGTTAGTTGCGTCAGGAGTTACGCCTTCAGTTAGAGCCTTCTCAGCAGGACTGAAGTTATTTTGTGAATCAGTTTGAAAATACGCATACGGAGTAAACGTAGCGTCGTTCATAGATAAGTAATATCTACGAAATTTAATTGTCTTGGAACTTCTTCGAGGAAGGGGTTTAGCTTGACCAAACTTCTCAAATACCAAGTAAGGCATACCCCTTTTCAGTAGTTCCACAACAGCATCATTTATGTTACGGTATAGTCGATTCCACTATACCTCTTATACTCTCATATAAGATCAGACTATATCATCTCCCTTGTTGGGAGCTAAGCGCTTCGAGTTCTCTTGAACCCTACTCCATAAAGGATAGTCGTTGAACCTTCCACAAACTCTTGCCCTTTGCGGCTTGGCTGCTGATTGCCCTCGGCTTTACGTTAGGGGTTTCCAGCAATTCACTTAGTTTATCCAGCGCAGTTATTGTTTACGCTGCGGTTCTTGGTGACAAAGCACCGTAAGTATTAATTGTACTCATAGTAGTATTAATCCTTTCATATATTTTAATTTATATAATCAGACCAACACTACATATAATAAGTAAAAGATATTATGAATTAGCTGCTTCTTTAAAAGCGCTGCTAAAGTCGTTCTTATCAGGGCTTCGATCAGAAGTATCAGGTTCAACAGCATCACTCTCTATCCCCTGCATACTTTCTAATTTAGTATCCTTCTCAGACTTATATTTCTTTTTCTTTCCTTTACTCGTTTCAGTAGTGTCAGTACGAGTTATCCATCCAGTTTCGTCTTTAAAGGTTTGCAGAAGGTCAATAACTTCTTGTGTAGAACCTTCAGAAAAAACATGATCAATTGCGTTTTGTTCATAAGATTTCTTACGAGATTTCCATCTTTCCAAAACACCTATCTCAACAATGTATCTCCAATCAGGATGAGCATCAGTAATTTTATCTAAATGAGAATTTGATTTCTCAGTAGATATGTCTTCCCTAAACTCATTAACTGTTTGTTTGAGTTGATCTAACTCAGGTTTAATAGAATTTAATTTCTCATCTAAAATCTTATCTATTCTTTCAGTAACAATACGAGTAGCAATTATTTTCATTGCTCTTTCTAAAGTTGGGAACTGGTCAGTTAGTTCATCAAGAATTTCTTTATCTGAATCTTCTTCATTACCAGGATCAGATTTGCTTGATTCTAATTCTTTTTCCAGTTTGTCCAATCTTTGTTCTAACTCTGCTCTTCGTTCGGCTTCTTCTTTAGCTTTACTATTAGCAGCTTTTATTCGACCTTCCCAAGAAGAGTTACGTTGTTTTTCTTTTTCGTACATCTTCTTGTAATCTGACTTATCCTCATTATCATAATCTGAGGGAGCAGATAATTCATCAATAATCTTTTGATTAGGATCTTCATCTGTATCTTTATCCTTATCAAAATTTTCTTCCTTATCTAATTGAGTGTCTGATTCATCAGGCTCAATTTCATCTTTGAACCCAGGTACGGATTCCATTGCATCTTTGAAGTGATCCCCGAACTCTTTTTCTACTTTTTTAATTTCTTTGGGTTCTTCTTCACGATCAATGTTTACTTTTCCTGCCATAAAATCTCCTTCGGGGCTATAAATAGTATCCCTTAATCAGCCCTCACTTTTATTGGATTTAAATCATCCAAGATTTTTTTTAATTCCTGACTTCTGCCTTGTAGCCTTAGAAGATCTTCGGAATTAGCACATTTAATAATCTCCATAAGAATATCACCAAGACGAGTCTCAATGGTTCTTTTTAGAGATCTAAAGAATTCTGAATTCTGATACTCTCTTAATTCATTAGTATATTTTCTATATTCAGTTGTCATTTACCCTCTTTATTGTCTGTTAATAATTGATTCTAATGTAGCTGGGTCTAAATGACCACC